GCTTTGTACCATAACAGTTGCCGACATTGGGTGGACATTGAAATCAAGTCCAATCAATATGTTTTTCGCTGGGTGCGGCTTCCAGCTCACTATGTTGTTCTCTGAGAAGTTGTAAGCCACGATTCCAGAATATGTAATCCAAGCGGCTTCATATTCTTGTTGGAAGACACGGATATCTAAATCCCGTCTGGCAGCTTTAATCTCACTTTCAGGAACCTGGCCACCTTCAAGTGTAGTGAACTGAAAACTCGCCCAGTCAGGATCAGACCCTCTCCCGAGGTCATATAGATCCTTAAACCAGTTACCGAGTCCTTTAGGAGTTCCGCAGAACAACACTGAGCCTGGTGGCTTTTGTGCTGATAGAGCCGGGCGAACAACTTCGTAATAAATCTCAGGGTCAATATCGGATGTTTCGTCAAAGACGACAAAATCATATCCGCCACCTCTTAACGATTGTCCAGCATCCCCGGATCTTAACATAATAGTTGAACCATTAACCAACTCTAACTCCAATCTACTTTCGTTTGCTCTTGCAATCCAGTTAAGACTGCCCAAGCGTTCTTTTAATGATGCCCAGATAATCGACCTACACATTTGATATGTCGGGGCGATATATAGACACTTCTTGTTTGGCTGTCTGGCAAATCGTGCCAGCTCTCTTACAGCCAAAAAACTTTTTCCCACACGTCTTCCACCGCATAGTACTCTAAATCTACTGTTGCTTTTAGCTACAGCCGTCTGAGCGTTATTCAGTGGCATCGATGTCATCACTCCACGGCAGAACATTTTTGTCTTCTTCTGTTATCGGCGAATCCGCTTGCGATAACATTTGTTTCCCAAGCCATATTAACATGGTATGGTTCCCAGACATTGCGACTTCGACTTGTTTACGTCTTAGTCTCATTTTGCCGTCAGCTTTCCCTTTGTCTATGATACCCGCAAACCTGCGTTTAAGCGTATCTTCTGAAACTCCTATAATATCTACCATTTCACGCATAGTACAATGTATAGTAGCTAACTTATACAAAAGGTCGGTGTCAACTTCTTTACGAGGTCTTCCACCTTTACTTGTTGTCTTTTTTTCCTCTGACATAGAGTATCTCCTCCCATTTACCCCTGGTTTGGGTGTTAAAACATATTAGCTATCATAGGGCCTAATACACTTGCGATGAGTAGTCCCAATATAACCCAGTTTTTGTTGTCTATTTTGTCTATCTTCTTGTCTAACTTTTCTATTTCACGTTCTATATGTTGGTGACTTTGTTCGTTAGATTTCTTTATTGTAGACATATCTGCTTTTATTAACGCAATCTCTGTATCGACATGTATAGGACAAACAGCCCTTTCTTGTTTTACAACTGGTTGTTCTGCCCATTTTGCCATTGTCTTTCCTTTAATCATTATGACGCACTTATGTTTGCTGTTGGATCGTGCATCTTCTTCCAAGCTGACCCGTCAAAAAAAGCTAAACATTTTCCGCCGTTATTTGCATCAGATATATAAGCTGATGCACCCTCATCGATTGCACCTAAGCCTGCCAAATAGTTTGCTACTGCTACTGTTAATATTGTATTGACAAATCCATTAACTGCTGTTAGCTTTGCATTACAAGTGATTGTATCTGTGTTAGCGTTACCTAATACTGTGTTACCATCTACTGTTAAGTTAGTGTTGACTTTTAAGTTATCGTTTACTGTTACATCGCCTGCAGAGTTTGATATGTTACCTTTTAGGTCTATTGTGCCAGTTACGATAACATTATCATCTAATGTTAAATCACCGCCTGACTTAAGAACACCATTACCATCTGGGTTAACCTGAACAACATTACCTTGCATACGTAGTGATGTAGTTGTCGAGTTACTATCATCTGCTGTACTATCGATATCGACAAATGTGCCTCTGTTAGAGCTTGTTTGTGCTTGTGATGTTTGTGCTAATATTCTAAAGTTACTTGTTGTTGGTAGAGTTCCATCAGTTGCGTTTGCGGCTAATGACTGTAGAACAAATAATCTTTTGTCTGCCGATACTGCTCCTGGTGATGCTACTGTGCCACCTATAATCTCTGAACCGAATGTTGGGTTTGTGAAGCCACTTGCCGCTGGTTTACCGCCTGCGCCTTCATATTCTTGTAATAAGATGTTAGCCCATTTAGTTTCATCTGCTTGAACTTTAACACCAGTTATATTGTACGTGCTGGCTATCTGTTGGTCGCCGATAACTGTTTTGTTGTTTGTTGCACCTACAACTTGTGTTAGACCATTAATGTCTGTTGCATCGTTTAGAACGAGAGTTCCACCATCATCTGAGATAGAAC